TAGAAACAAATACTAAAAAGAAAAGCTAATAGAGGTTTACAAATACGATAAGCTAATAGAAACAGGTAAAATAGCTTTATACTTTGTTAATGACCCTAAAGGCAATTATATGTATTGGCTAAACGATTTAAAAGACTTAAAAAGTAAAGATATGTATTGCCCTGATACTACACTATGGACTAAAAAGAAAGTATTAAAGCCCTGTTATTTGCTAGATGAAGCAAAAGCATCAATAATTAATTTAAACGATTTTAAAAAATAATTGTTTATATTTTGTTTATAATTAAAAAAGTTTTGTATATTGCGGTATGAAAACACAACTAACAGATTTAAAAAAAGAACTATCACAGATACAAGCTACACTTATACACTTAAATAAAAAAGGTAGTTTAACAGAACGTATAAAGAAACGTTTAGAGAATAGAGAACTAGAAATAAAAAGTATAATATTTAATATTAGATAAAATGAAAACAAGATTGATGACTAATAAAAACAGAAACTCTTTTAGAATTGATGTAATAGAAAATAATAATTTGAAACAATTTTATTTTAATAACAAAAAAGATGCTTTACAATATCAAAAAAAACTAATACACAAATAAACAACAGCGCGCGCATGCGCGCTTTAAAACTAAATAAAATGAAGAAAACAAAAACAGGGTTACATATCCAAACAAGAAAAAACAGAATTGAGGTTTATACTAAAGCTGAACTAAAACAAAAAGAAGAAGAACGTAAACAAGCTAGACAGTTTATTATCAATGCTGCTATTATTACATTTGCTGCATTAACTTTTTTAATTGGTTTTATATTAGGTAAAGCATAATGGACGCACTGCAAAAACAAGCATATCATTTGTGGTTTAATTGGTTAGCCGATAAGATAATGGAGTGGAAAGATGCAAAGCCACTAAACAAAGACCTTAAAAACTGCATAAAGGCAATGAATGAAATAGGTATGTTTGTAAATGGTTTGCGTACAGAAAACGAAGTACTAATAAAAAGAGTAACACTAATTAGACACCAAAAGAACGATATAATAAAAAAACAACAAGACGAGATAACACAATTAAAAGACGATTTAAGTAAATACGAAATGCACTATATAGACGAACACGAAGAAATAAGCACTTGTAGAATGTGCGACAAAGAAACAGATGGCGATACATACTGTTCAGATAACTGTAAAAACTATGATTTAGAATAATGGAAAATAAAATAAAATTACTAGACAATAAATATTACGATAGAGCAGAACTGCTTAAGCGTATGTTAGATGACACTTTTTACTATGGAGAACTAAATACCTTAGCTTTAAGTAGTAGTAGCTTAAAACAGCTTCTTTCAAGTCCTAAGACGTATAACTTTAGTTTGAAGTATGGGAGTGAAGAAAGTGCAGCACTTAGAGCAGGTGCATTATTTCATTGGGCAATACTAGAGCCTGAAAAATTTGCATCACAAAAGTTTGTTGATGTACAAAGTAGAAACACAAAGAAGTTTAGAGAAGCTAAAGAAGAATTTGGCAAAGTGTTTACTGCAAAGGAACGAAGCGAAGCTGAAAGGCTTGTAGATGCGTTCTACAGGAACGAACACGCTAAAGAACTAATTACTAAGGCAGACTTTGAAATACCTGCAATAGACAATGTTCTAGGTATGCCCTTTAGAGGTAAAGCTGATGTACTAGGCACTAATAGAATAGTAGACCTTAAAACTACAACTGATATAAAAGGGTTTAGTTATTCGGCTAATAAATACGGATATGATGTACAATGTTATTTATATTGCAACTTATTTAAAAAAGAGTACAAAGACTTTCATTTCTTAGTATTGGATAAAGGTAGTTTAGATATTGGTATATTTAACTGTTCTGAAGAATTTTACTACAGAGGCGAAGAAAAAGTAGAAAAAGCACTAGACTTATATAACAAGTTCTTTATAGAGGGTGCAGATTTAGATAACTATTGTTTAACAGGGGAATTATGAAGAAACAATATATATACTCAACACAGTCTTCTTTATGGGGAGATAGTGAATGTTTAGGGTTTGGTGCAGAGGACTTTTACATTAAAGAAATAGATAGGAAACTTGCAAATGAGTTAATAGTAAAAAATCATTACAGTGGTAAATTTTATAATGCTACTTATATACACTTGGGTCTGTTTGTAGATGAAGAAATAAAAGGTGTACTCCAATATGGGTATGCTATGAACCCTGCAAGTTGTGGGAGTGTTGTAACAGGAACACAAAAAGACGAGTATTTAGAATTAAATAGAATGTGGTTAGCTGATGGTATAGGGGAATATCCCGAAAGTAGAGCAATAAGTTATTCGATTAAATATATTAAACGTAAATATCCAAAAATTAAATGGGTACAAAGTTTTGCAGATGAAAGATGTGGTGGTTTTGGAATAGTGTATCAAGCTTGTTCTTTTGATTATTTTGGAGAGCACAATAGTTTATTTTGGACTTTAGATGGTAATGTATACCATAATAGTTTAATGACAAGAAACCCTAATTTAAGCAAGTCGGCTAAATATTTACAAGAAAATAAAAGCAGAGCAACAAGCGAAACATTAAGACAATTTAGATACATTAAGTTTTTAGACCAAAGAGAAAAAAAGAAATGTACACTAAAAGAACAACCATATCCAAAACATTATAAATAATAATTAAAACTATAAAAAATGAAATTTGATTTAAAAATAGAGTACTTAGGAAAAAAAGAAAACAAACACGAAGCTGAAAAAGATATGTATCACTTAACGTTTAAAACTTATAATGCAGAGGTTACAGGTAAATTTGAACGTAGCGAGTTAAGACACTTAATACAACAACTAGATAATGCAATAGTATGAAATCACTATGGAGAAAAACAAAGAGTGGGCGTTGGTATAAACTAAAACCACCAACAGACAAAGTAAAGTATATAGCTTGTGATGAAACGAGCCAAACAAATTACTACAGTAGAACTAATAAAAAGAGTAGTTACATAGATAGAAATTTAGAAAAATGAGAGCAACTTATTTACATTACGAGAATGGCAAAGGCTATGATGTTATAGACTTTATAAAAGATTATAACCTAAATTTTAACAGAGGTAATATTATTAAGTATATTTGTAGAGCAGGTAAAAAAGAAAGTGAGTTAAAAGACCTAGAAAAAGCTGCAGATTATTTAAAACGTGAAATAGAACATATAAGAAACGAGCAAGAAAAATGGATAGAGAAAAACAAATAGAACAACAAGAACTAGCTAACGAAGAAGTAAAAGCAGGTGTAGAAGATGCAATAGAAACGCTAAACCCTAGACACCTAAACTATTTAAAGAGTGTACTAATAGCACAACTTCTACTAGAAGCAAACGATGAACTAAAAGGAAGTCAAGCCTTTAAACAAAATATAAAATACCAAGTAGGTAAGACTAACAAACTACTAGAACAAGTATACCAAGAGGGTTTTAATACGATATATTATAATAACCCTGAAATGTGTACAAACGTTCTAAACAAAATAGATAGTTTAATACACAAAATAAAAGTGGCTTCTATTGATGAACTTGTAATAATAGATGCACTAGTAGACCAATACTTTAACAACAAAGAAGAGATAAACGAAACACAAACCGCTGAATTTACAAAGATAGAATAATGACACTAAAACAACTTAAAGAAGAACTAAACAAATACTATAAATTTGATATAGCAGAACGTAATAGGCATAGAGAGTATGCATACGCTAGAAAAGTCTATTGTAAACTAGCAAGAGAGATAGGCTATACATATCAGGCACTAGGTAAAGAAATAGGACTAAAACACGATGCAGCACTATACCACGCAAAAGATTTTAAAGTAGTAGCAGAACAGGATAAAAGCATATACAATAAAATAATACTTCAAAATAATTTAGATGTAGAGGTATGTAAAACAAAAAAGATACCAACGTTTAAACCTGACACGCTAAAAACTAAAAAACCTAAAACATATAAAGAAGCATTACTAAACGATGTAATAGATACTATTGGAGCGTGGAACGATGAAACAATAAACAACTTTATACACACAAGACTAACACCCTATAACAAACTAATAGAAACTACTAAACCACAAAAGAAAGTAGAAGATGTAAAAGGTGCTACATTAAACAGACCTGTTAAAAACCCTGTACTATGCTAATAACAAACGAAGATAATATGGAGTTAATGGCTAGGTATGAAGATAACTACTTTGACCTTGCTATAGTAGACCCGCCTTATGGGATAGGTTGGGATAAAGAAAACTCTACCAATATGAGTGCAGGAGAAAGAAAAGATGGAACAAAAAGAAAAATGAAAACTTGGAGTAATCCAAAAGCAAAAAAATATAAAAAAGGTAATTGGGATAATGCAATACCTAATGCTGAATATTTTAAAGAACTTGAAAGAGTTTCAAAATATAAAATTATATGGGGTGGTAATTACTTTTCTGAACACTTAAAGCCAAGTGGTGGTTGGGTTGTATGGGAAAAAGGTGTGCCTGATGGTATGAGTTTATCTCAAGCCGAATTGGCTTGGACAAATAAATTAAACTCTATAAAAGTTACAAAGCACTTATGGGCAGGTTATAAAAAATGTGAGGTAACAGATAGATTTCACCCAACACAAAAACCAATAAAACTATACGAATGGCTTTTAATGAATTACGCTAAAGAGGGGGATAGAATATTAGATACTCATTTAGGAAGTGGCTCAATAGCAATAGCTTGTAATAATTTAGGATATGATTTAACCGCTTGTGAACTTGATAAAGACTATTACGATGCAGCAATGAAAAGAATAGAGCAACACAAAGCACAACAAAGATTATTTTAATATGAAACTATATAAAGGAAACTGTTTAGAGATAATGAAAACAATACAAGATAAAAGTATTGATGCTATTATAACAGACCCCCCATACGGAACTACTGCTTGTAAATGGGATAGTGTAATACCTTTTGAGCCAATGTGGGAACAATTAAATAGAATTATAAAACCTAACGGAGCAATAGTATTGTTTGGTAGCGAGCCGTTTAGTAGTGCTTTAAGAATGAGTAATATTAAAAACTATAAGTATGATTGGGTTTGGAAAAAATCGCAGGGTGTTAATTTTGCTCAATGTAATTATATGCCTTTAAAGAACACAGAAAACATATTAGTTTTTGGTAGTTTTGGTTTAAGTAAAAACGCTAAAAACCAACCAACTTATAACGCTCAAGGTTTAAAAAAATGTTATATTATTAAAAATGATAAAACATTTTCTGAACATAGACCTAATTTACAACAAAGAAATTTTGTTCAAACAAAAAAAGGTTATCCAAAACAGATTTTAGAATATTCAAACGACAGGGGAAAACACCCAACGCAAAAACCAATAGCTTTAATGGAGTATCTTATAAAAACATACACTAACGAAAACGAAACTGTTTTAGACTTCACAATGGGGTCAGGAAGTACAGGAGTAGCTTGTGTAAACACCAAAAGAAACTTTATAGGTATAGAGTTAGACGATAAGTATTTCAGTATAGCAAAGCAGAGAATAAAGGAAGCTGAATACAAGTTATTCTAAAAAAATATAATTCTGTTTATATATTAGTAGATTGATTAAACAATCTTTTTCAATTATGGACAAAAGAAAAAATAATGGTGGCGCAAGACAAGGCGCAGGTAGAAAACCAAAGGCACAGGAGCAAAAACTAATAGAACGCTTAGATGCTATAATAGACAAAGACGAAGCACTAGGTAAACTAGGGGAACTAGTCGCTAAGGGCGATATGAGAGCATTACAGTTGTATTTAGGGTATAGGTATGGCAAACCAAAAGATAGCGTAGATATTAACTCTAGTGAGGGTTTAAATATTAATTTCAGAGATTTATTAAAGTTCGTTGATTGAGGTAAAGAAAAAATATATGCCTATTGTTGAAAGCGATAGTAGGTATTTTATAGTTAGTGGTGGTCGTGGTAGCGGTAAGTCATTTTCTATAAATGCTTTACTAGTTATGCTTACATATCAAGCAGGGCATACAATACTATTTACACGCTATACATTAACTTCTGCATACATTTCTATTATACCTGAATTTATAGACAAGCTAGAACAGTTTGGCTCAATAGAGCATTTTCATATAACTAAAGACGAGATACTAAACAAAAAGACAGGTAGCAAGATAATATTTAGAGGTATTAAAACTTCTAGTGGCGACCAAACCGCAAACCTAAAATCTTTACAAGGTATTACAACGTGGGTTGTAGATGAAGCTGAAGAACTAACAGACGAGCAAAAGTTTGATACTATCGACTTATCTGTAAGGGAGAAAGGTTTACACAATAGAGTAATACTAATACTAAACCCTACTACTAAAGAGCATTTTATATATAGACGCTTCTTTGAAGATGCAGGAGTACAAGAGGGTAGCAATACAACTAAAGGCAATACAACCTACATACACACTACATACATAGACAACATAGACAACCTATCTAAAAGCTACATAGAACAAATAGCACAAATGCGTGAACGCAGACCTGAAAAATATAAACAACAAATGTTAGGTGCGTGGTTAAACAAAGCAGAGGGTGTTATATTTGATAATTGGACTATTGGAGAATTTAAGCGTAAAGGTGTATCCGTATGGGGACAGGATTACGGTTTTGCTGCAGACCCAACAACACTAATAGAAACAAACATAGATACAAGCACTAAAACAATATACCTAAAGGAATGTGTATACTTACCTAGATTAACAACTTCACAAATAGCTGAACTTAATTTAAAACACGCTAGAGATGGTTTAATAGTTGGGGATAGTGCAGAGCCACGATTAATAACAGAAATAAAAGCAAAGGGGTGCAATGTACTACCAAGCATTAAAGGGCAAGGTAGTGTTACATACGGAATTAGTTTACTACAAGACTATGATTTAGTAGTAAGTCCTGATAGCACTAATTTAATTAAAGAACTAAATAACTATCGTTGGTTAGAACGTAAATCAAACACACCAATAGACAAATACAACCACTTAATAGATGCGGTTAGATACGCAGTAGGTTATCAATTACAAAACCCTAATAGAGGTAGGTATATTGTTCACTAAAATTATTTAAAAACGTTTATATATTAATAAGTACAAGTATATGAATGTAAATATAAGAATACCCACAACCCTAAACGAGATAACCTTAGGACAGTATCAAGAATACGCAAAGCTGCAGGACTTAACAGAAACAGACCTACAACTAAAGACTATTGAGATATTTTGTAACGTTCCTGAAGTAGTGGTGCGTAATATGAAAGCTACAGATATAGTAGAAATTTGTGGTATCATAAATAATATGTTTGATACTAAGCATCAACTTATATCTATGTTCAAAATGAATGGTGTTGAGTATGGGTTTATACCAAGTCTTGAAGATATGAGTTTTGGCGAATATGTAGACCTAGATACTTTTATTGGCGATAATGATAATTTACATAGAGCAGTAAACGTACTATATAGACCAATAGAACACCGCAAAGGCAATAGATATACTATAAAGGACTATGAGCCTAATACAAGCGAAATAGCAAAGGATATGCCTTTAGATGCGGTCTTAGGTGCGGTTGTTTTTTTTTACAATTTAGGGAAGGACTTATCACTAGTTATGCTGAACTCTTTGGACAAGAAGAACGAGCAGACCTTAGCGGAGTATCTAACTTCACAACCAAATGGGGGTGGTACAATTCAATCTATGGACTATCTAACGGAGATATTACAAAATTTGAACATATCACTAAACTAGGTGTACACGAGTGCTTAACATACTTAACGTATACAAAAGAAAAAAACGAACTAGAAGCAAGACAAATAAAAAGTAAATTCAAATAATACAGAATGAGCCAAACAGGGATAAGAGGTTTTTACCTACTAACAGAAACAATAAAAGACCAATTACTAGGCGATGTAAATGTTAATACAGTTACAACAGGCGATATATACGATATAGACCTAGCAAAGCAAAGTATATTCCCATTGAGCCATATTATAATTAATAGTGTGAGTACACAAGAACAAACCTTAACGTTTAATATTAGTGTACTATCAATGGATATAGTAGATGAAAGCAAAGAAGCTACAACCGATATATTTAGAGGTAACAACAATGAACAGGATATATTAAACACTCAACTAGCAGTACTTAATAAACTTGTTATGGTGCTCAGAAAGGGTACACTATATAACGACCAATACCAATTAAATGGAGATGCTACACTAGAGCCTTTTTATGAAAGGTTTGATAATCGTTTAGCAGGGTGGAGTGCAACGTTTGATGTGTTTGTTAAAAATGATATTACAATATGCTAGCAGATAAGTATTTAAGAGATGAACTAAACAAGTTTGCTAAATACGTTATACAACAAAGTCGTAGCAACTTAACTAAAGGCAAAAAGAACGCTTCTAAAGAACTTTATAATAGTTTAGGGTACGAAGTATCAAAGAGTGCTAAAAGTACGTCCTTAGCGTTTAATATGGCTGATTATGGTACATTTCAGGATAGGGGTGTTAGCGGTACAGAAAAAAAATACAATACACCTTATTCTTATACAACTAAAATGCCACCTAGAAAGGCTTTTGATAAGTGGATAGTAAGAAAGGGAATTGCGCCTAGAGGTAAAGGTGGTAAGTTTTTAAGTAGACAAAGTTTACAATACTTAATAGCTAGGGCGGTGTACAAGAAAGGAATTAAACCAAGTATGTTTTTTACTAAACCATTTGAAGCAGCTTTTAAGCGTTTGCCTGATGATTTAGTACAAGCATATTCAATAGGACTAGAAAAACAAATACAACTGAACATTAAAGAGAAATGAAAATAAATTCACGAAGTCCATACTATATAAACATATCTGCAACTAACTTAACACAAGTAGATATGCAACTATATGTATACACAGGAACGCAAACAACAGACAGGGATAATATATTTAATTTACAGTCTTTTGCAGTAAATGAAAACGTTACATTTGAGATAGGCGAAATAGTAAGGGATTATATCCTACAAACTTTTGATGGCGATTATTCAAGTGCAAACGTTTGGGTGGACTACAGAACAAATAGCTATATACAGGGTGTTGCTCAAGGTTTAACTTCTTATACACAATTAGTAGGCTTTGATGGGTACGGTTTTTATGAAGATGATGCAAACCCTCAAAATGATAGTGGACTATTGCAAACAAACACTAAGATAGTT